TGAAAGATTTGGTCAACAGTTGTTAGCCGAGATCAATGCGCGTTATCCAAAAGCACAAGTGATGGTGTGGGGAGATCCAGCCGGTATGCAACGTGATGCGATCTATGAAGTCACTGCATTTGATTATTTACGGACATTAGGATTGCGCGCACAGCCAACACCTTCTAACAATTTTCAAGTACGACGTGAAGGGGCAGCAGCTCCAATGCAACGCTTAATTAATGGTAAACCCGGATTGTTAGTGCATACATCATGCAAGCGTATTCGTAAATCTTTATCTGGAGGCTATCACTTTAAACGGGTGGCTGTTGGTGCTGGACAAGAACGATTCAAAGATAGTCCAAATAAAAACGAACACTCACACATTGGTGATGCATTTGGCTACTTACTCTTAGGCGGTGGTGAACATAAACGCATGACCAAATCAGCACTGACACAGAATACATTAATCTCACAAACTGTAGTCAATTCAGATTTTGATATATTCAATTAGTCAAGAACATCTTGATGAGTATATGCCAAAAGTTAAAGGTGTCACTTATCATCCATTTGCCTACGAACATTTAAATAACTTTAAAGGATTATCTGATGACACAGCTTTTCAAGTTCCTCAAAGCGATCGAAAACGCCGTGTGGTTTATCAATCTCAATGTGGTCCTTGCGTTACTGCAATGTTGCATCGCATTCCTGTCGCTATTTTTGGCACTGTTGTTATATGGGAAGGCTTGGGTGAAGCGTGGTCTTTATTCTCAGATGAAGCAAGACGATATCCAATCGCGATGACTAAGGGTGCTAATACATTTTTTGATATATGTGAGATATTATTTTCTTTACATCGTATACAAATTACTGTAAGATCCACTGATAAACGTGCTGTTTCTTGGGCTAGATGTTTAGGTTTTCAATCTGAAGGTCTTTTGAAAGAGTATAGTACAGATAAAACAGATTATTATATTATGAGGAGAACCTAATGGGTGGTGTATTCGGTGGCGGTAAGCCAGACACATCAGCAGCAGAAGCACAATTAGCTGCACAACGAGCAGAAACAGAACGTATGCGTAAACAATCTGAAGAAGAAAAGCGTGATTTACAAGAACAAATGGCAGCTAAACGTCGTGCAACAAGCCGTGGCGGTAAGCGTATGTTGTTGTCTGATACACGATTAAATCCAGAAGTCGGGTTAGACGAAGAACAAAATACATTAGGAGGTTAATATGGCTGCGCTTGACTTTGGTATGGCATTAGCAAGAGGTATGCTTCCTAAAGCTGCAAATGCACAGAAAGATTTAATTGATCTCGCTGGTGGCCGTAATGTATTTAAATCTGAAGACTGGTGGAACAAAGCCGTTGATACACAAATATCAGAAGGCATGCGAAAGCAAGAAACAGGTTTAGAGTATATGACCACATCTGGTCAGTGGCAGGCTGGAGTGCGTAGTTTTAATAAAGCAGTTGCACATCAAATTGGTAGTTTTGATTCGGTGAGTTACAGTGCGCCAGAAAATGCTTTGATTAAAGGATACACGCCATTTGTAGGTGGATTATATGGGCCAGTTAGTCAACGACCTATATATCAAACTAGATCAGCTCAATTGTTTACTGGTGAGGATCGTCAAGACTTTACCGCAGGTGAATTAAAAGATATTGAAAGAAGTGCAAAGACTGGAGCGCAACAGGCAAAACGTACATCAGCAGAAAGTAAAGCAACTAAACGCCGCTTAGCAAGAGCCACTGGTGGATTAATGGGTAAAGCAAGACAACCCGGTGATGAGCCATCAACAGGATTACCAGCACTGGGTGAAGGTGGTTTAGGTATTACAGGATCAATACTTGGTGGAGGTATTAAGTTATGATGGACAAGTTTCAAAAGAAAGTTAAGAAAGTGATGAAGGAATATAAATCAGGATCACTCAAATCTGGTTCTGGTGCAAAAGTAACTCAGCGAGATCAAGCTGTAGCGATTGCAATGTCTGAAGCTAAGAAAGGTAAGAAGTAGTATGTGGTCATATCACTTTTACTGGGGATTTAATATTGGAGTCGAGATCTACGAAGGCGAAGTCGATGGTGCGCCTGTAGATTACTTTTTAATTAACTTAGGACCTCTGCGTATTCAGAAAGCTGAGTGGGCATGATTGAGTGGCATGAAATATATTTTGCTCCTATTAATTTGTATAATGCTCCAAGGACAAGCTTACATGGATAAAACCTTAGGCACAAGAGAAAATCCATACAAGTCGTCTAAAGACATTCCAAGTTCATTAAAATTGAGCGGGCCGTCTGCTGTTAAAAAAGTAGAACAATTAATCGGTGGATCACTTACATTAGCTCAAAGAAGAGTAGTAGAAGAGGAAGGTTTTGTAAATGCATTTTATTATGATGATGCAAAAAAACCAGTACTGACTTATGGCATTGGACAAACTAATGAATATATTGATAAAGGATTTTTAGAATCTTTCAACGCTCACAAAAAAAGAGCAATGGAGGCTATTCCAAAATTAAAAGATATGCCAGAAGAATTACAAGCTGAAATTATACAATTAGAATATCGTGGTGATTTGAGAAGTAAAACAGGTAATCTGTATAAATGGGTAAATCAAATGAACAATGGCGAGTATAATGCGGCTGCACAAGAGTTACTTAATCATAGTGAGTATCAAGAAAGAAAAGCAAAAGGTAATGATGGTGTAACTAGACGATTAGAGATTGCACAAAATACCATATCTAAGTTTGCTACCAATGTTGAAATGGGTAAGTTTGTATTTGACCAAACAATGGAAGATAGTCAGTTTAAGAAAATAAATCAAGACATGATGAGTGCGTTTAAATGAGTGATAATATTATTGAAATAGATCAAGCTAAGAATATTGCTAAAGAATACATAAAGCGGTTTGATTTAGAAGTGCAAGGTTATTCACAAGATAAAAGTAGAAAGAAAGAGACAATAACGATTGATGAAAGAGGTTATCAAAGATTTGGTGGTGCAGATGTCGTGTTTGGCAGTATTGGTTACACTCATCCAGTTACTGATCGATTAAATGCAACGATACGTGCATCCGGAGTATATGTACATGGTAAAGACTTTAAAGTGATGATGCCAACATATCTTGGCGGATCATTGGAGTATTCATTCTAATGCAATTATATAGAGACGCATATTCGACAAGAGACATTGAACAAGTCAGGCTAATTGAAGGCCATGGCTTTTCAACAGGATCATTACGTACATTTGCTGATCCATTACCCGCTGGACAAAGTATTGATATTGCCATTGCGTTTCCGAGTGGATTAAACCCAGTATTTAGTATTTCAGGATTATGTAATGGTAATGCGATTGGTTATTTATATGAGAATGCAGTAGTCAGTGGTGGAACCTCATTGCCGATTATTAATCGTAATCGAGCCAGTACGATTACTAGCCAAGGTGTAGCGATTGTTAATCCAACAGTAACATCAACAGGAACAACAATCTTACAGGAAATACTTACCGGAGGTGTTGGTAAAAAAGGTGGTGGTGGAGAAGTAGGTGGTAATAACATTATTCTTAAAGGATTGACTACTTACTTATTTAGATTAACTAATGCAGATACGAATAACAATCCTCATGCTGCTGAGATTATATTAAGCTGGACTGAATAAAGGAAAAATAGATTATGATGAGATTAAAAGCCGAAGATGTATTAAAGCGACACGATAAAGCTTTAATCAAAAAAGAAGATTTTAGAAACTTATACGAAGAATGTTATGAGTTTGCTTTACCTCAACGTAATCTTTATGATGGACATTACGATGGTAAAGTAGGCGGCACGAAAAAGATGAATCGTGTGTTTGATTCTACAGCCATCAACTCAACACAGCGATTTGCTAATCGTATGCAATCTGGTATCTTCCCTCCACAACGCAAATGGTGTCGATTAGAACCTGGTACTGACATTCCTGTTGAGCGTCGCATGGAAGCACAAGCCGCATTAGACGTATACTCAGACAAGATGTTTTCTTCTCTTAAGCAATCTAACTTTGACATTGCGATTGGTGAGTTCTTACTTGACTTATGTGTAGGTACAGCAGTGATGATGGTACAGCCGGGTGATGATGTTAATCCATTAAACTTTATTCCAGTACCACAATACTTAGTTTCATTTGAAGAAGGCGCTAATGGTCAAGTGGATAATGTATACAGACGTATGCGTCTTAAAGGTGAAGCCATCCAAAGACAATGGCCTGATGCAAAGATTCCATCTGAATTACAAAAGAAGATTGATGACAAACCAACAGATGATGTAGAGTTAGTGGAAGCAACCATCTATGATATGAAGCGTGGTGATTATTGCTATCATGTGATTCACAAAGAATCTAAAACAGAATTAGTTTACAGACGTATGGAAGTGAGTCCATGGATTGTATCACGCTATGCTAAAGTAGCTGGTGAGATCTATGGTCGTGGTCCATTAATCACAGCATTGCCTGATGTGAAGACTTTAAATAAAACATTAGAGTTAGTGTTAAAGAATGCTTCTCTCTCTATTGCTGGTGTTTACACAGCAGCTGATGATGGTGTATTGAATCCAAATACAGTGAAGATTATGCCGGGTGCTATTATTCCTGTAGCACGTAACGGGGGTCCACAAGGTGAATCACTTAGACCATTACCACGTGCTGGTGACTTTAACGTATCACAAATTGTGATGAATGATTTACGTATGAATATTAAACGTATCTTATTGGATGAATCATTACCACCAGACAATATGTCAGCTAGATCTGCTACAGAAGTGGCTGAACGTATGAAGGAATTAGCACAAAACCTAGGCTCTGCATTCGGTAGACTCATCAATGAAACCATGGTACCATTAGTAACTAAGATACTTGATGTCATGAGCGAACGTGGCTTAATTGATTTACCATTAAAAGTAAATGGTTTAGAAATTAGGATTGCTCCAGTAGCTCCATTAGCAATGTCACAAGCAATGGAAGAAGTGGACAAGGTATTACAATACGCACAAATCGTACAAGCAGCTGGTCCAGAAGCAGCGTCAACATTAAAAATCGATGAGATGATGGACTTTATTGCAGAACAATTAGGTATCCCACAACGTATTAGAACAACAAAGACTGAACGCATTATAGCTCAACAACAAGCAATGGCGATGGCGCAACAAGCTGCACAACAAAACCCAGAAGCCGCTGCTGAAGTGATGAACAATGTAATGCAGTCACAAGGATAATTATGGCTGGATGGGATGATTTAGAACAAGCATTACCGCTTGACGTTAGAGATGTGAATCAAAAAAGAGATGATGTAGATCGTCTCTGTCTTAAAGTCCTTGGAGGTGAGGACGGTAAACAGTTATTAAAATGGCTGCGTGAAGCAGTCGTTGAGCAACCTGTTGCCTTGCCGGGTAGCGATCCTAGCTACGCATATTATCGAGAAGGACAAAATAGTATCGTACGGGATTTAGAAGCAAGGTTAATTAGAGCAAGGAAATTATAATGAGTGATACAATCGAGCCTAGTATTCAGGAAACTGAATCCACTGGCCTACTCGATGGAGCATCAGCAGAGCCAGAAGAAACAACAGAAGTAAATCCTCAAGCAACAGAAATAGATCATCGTGATCCAGCAGAATTAAAAGCAAAGGAAGAATTTGCTGTTAAAGAAGCGGGTGAAGATGATGAACCATTAGAGCGACCTGATTGGTGGCCTGAGAACTTTTGGAAAGCAGAAGACTCAGCACCTGATTTAGAAGGTATGGCTAAGTCTTGGAAAGATTTGCGTAAGCAGATTTCTCAAGGTAAACACAAAGCACCAGCTGATGGGAACTATGATACTTCAGCATTTGGTGAAATTGCAGAAGATGATCCAGTACGTAATCATGTCATGAGTTGGGCAAAAGAATATCAAGTCAGTCAAGCTGCTCTTGATGATTTAGTTGGTCAAGTAGTTGATATGCAAATGATGGGTGCAAAAGAAGCATCGGTCAACGTAGAACAAGAAAAGAAAATGTTAGGCCCTAATGCCGATGCACGTATTCAAGGCATGGTTAAATGGGGAGCTGGTCTTGTTCAAAAAGGTGTATGGTCATCAGATGACTTTGAAGAGTTTAAAATCATGGGCGGTACTGCAAAAGGTATTGCTGCATTAGAAAAGCTTAGAGCATCTTATGAAGGACGTATTCCTACAGAAGTAACTCCAGTAGACGGTACACCATCTAAAGACGAATTGCAACAGTTAGTTGCAGATCCTAAGTATCAAACAGATCCATCCTACCGAGCCAAAGTAGAACGAGCATTCCAGCAAGTCTACGGCTAAATCTCTTGTAATTCAGGCCTTTTTGTGGTAATATTCACACTAAGGCCTATTACATTATTCTATGTAACCCTTAAACGCAAGTAATCTTGTCGACCGGCTATCGTAAATAGCAAGCAAGGCCCAGATTATTCTGGCATACCACAGCGATTAATTTACTTTATTAATTACTAAGGAGTCTCAAATGGCTATTGGATTATCTAATGCTTTTGTTACCCTATTTGATGCCGAAGTTAAACAGGCTTACCAAGCTAAAGCACAGCTTATTGCAGCAGTAAGACAAAGACGCGGCGTTGAGGGTTCAACAGCAAAATTTCCTAAAGTGGGTAAAGGCGTAGCAACATTACGTATTCCACAAACAGACGTAACACCGTTAAATGTGGATTTCTCACAAGTAACAGCAACACTAGAAGATTGGAATGCAGCAGAATATTCTGACATCTTCATGCAACAAAAAGTTAACTTTGACGAAAGACAAGAATTAGTGCAAGTTGTGGCTAATGCTATTGGTCGCCGTCAAGACCAACTTGTTATTGATGCATTAACAGCATCATCAACATCAAACACTGTGTCAAACGACATTGGTGGTACAGATACAAACCTTAACTTAGACAAACTTCTTTCAGCTAAGAAATTGTTAGATAAAGGTAACGTACCTCCACAAGATCGTCACATGGTGATTCATGCTAACTCTTTAGCATCAATCTTAGCAGAACAAAAACTTACATCTTCTGATTATGCTTCAGTTAAAGCTTTAGTATCTGGTGAAATCAATACATTCTTAGGTTTCACATTCCACGTACTTGGCGACAGAACTGAAGGTGGTTTAGCTGTTGACGGTTCTTTAGACAGAACTGTTTGGGCATTCCACAAAGATGCAGTTGGTTATGCTGAAGGTATGGGTCCTAAGACAGAGATTAACTACGTTCCAGAAAAAACATCATTCCTTGTGAATTCAATGTTCTCAGCTGGTGCCGTAGCAATCGATGCTGAAGGTATTGTTCAAATCACATGTCGTGAATCAGCTTAAGGAGAATGACACATGGCTTATAATAAAGACAATCTACAACCAATAGGTGGTCAGGCTAAAGCTGGTAATGCTCCTCAAATGTGGAGCTACACAGCACCAGACACTGATACACTTGCTGATATCAATACAACAGCTTACTTCAATGACGCACACAGCGTATTAAAAGTTGGCGACTTAATTTACTTATGGGACGCTTCTGTTCCTACAGCATCTTTAGTTGTCGTGCTTTCTAATGCTTCTGGCGTAGTTGACGTATCTGACGGTACAGCACTATCAGTTGCAGACGCTGACTAAGTTGTAATATATTGCAGAAAGGTAGGTGCTTCGGTGCCTACCTATTTGCACATTTAAAGGAAAGAAAATGGCTACAGGTGATACCGATATTAAAATATGTTCCGATGCATTATTGATGCTTGGTGCAAATCCTATATCATCATTTACAGAAGGTACAGATGAATCTAACATTTGCGATAGACTTTATCCAGACATTAAGATTCGTGCTTTAACTCTGTATGACTGGTCATTCTCGTTTAAGAAAACACAATTAGCTCGATTGGTGACAACACCGGCTAATGAATACAAATATGAATATCAACTACCCTCTGACATTATTGGCAGACCGAATGCCGTATATGATTCAGATGATGTAGGCGCACCTCCACGCAGAGAGTTTCGTCTGATGGGGAACAAACTATTAACAGACTATGAAGTCGTATACATTGATTATCAATACAATGTACCTGAATATGCATTACCACATTACTTTGTACAATTACTCAAATATGAAATGGCTTGGCATTTAGCTTTACCGATTACAGATCAAGCAGACAAATCAGAATATTGGAGAACCATTGCAGAAGGCACAGCTAGTGAAAATGGTCGTGGTGGATATATGAGACAAGCAATGTCAATCGATGGTCAAGGAAACCCAACAAACGCGATACAAGATTTCTCATTAATTAACGTGAGGTACTAATGGCACGTTTTGTTAGCATACAAACTAACTTTACAACAGGCGAGTTAGATCCGCTTCTCAAAGCTCGTGTTGATTTAAAGGCTAGACAAAATGCATTAGAGACAGCTCGTAATGTTATTTGTCAACCTCAAGGTGGCGTTAAACGCAGACCGGGAACTAAGTTCATCAATGAATTAGGTGGCACTCCAGCTGATGGTGTACGATTAGTTCATTTTGAATTCTCAGTTGATGATAGCTACATGCTATGCTTCACAAACAATCGCATGTATGTTTACAAAGATAAAGTCCTTATTACAAACATTAATGCATCTGGTAATGATTACTTAGATACCACAGGATATGGATTAACATCAGATCATTTAGATCATTTATGCTGGACACAATCTGCTGATACTTTAATTATTGTTGATGAAGATGCACAACCAGTCAAGATTGTGCGTGGTGCCAATGATGCATCATGGACTATTTCTAATATAGTTTTTGATTCTGTACCACAGTATGCATTTACTATCACTACAACTAATCCAGCTGCTACGCTGACACCATCAGATGTATCTGGCAAGATTACATTAACAGCATCGGCTGGAGTCTTTAACTCAGGACATGTTGGACAATACATTAACGCTAGTCCACAAGGACGAGCAAGAATAGTTAAATATAACAGCTCTACATCTGTCAACGCAGTGACTGAATTTCCATTCTTTGACACTACAGCAACTGCATCTGGTCAATGGGAATTAGAAACAGGTTATGAAGATGTATGGTCAGCAACAAAAGGATGGCCACGATCAGTAACATTTCATCAAGGTAGATTATTCTTTGGCGGATCTAAATCAAGACCATCAACTATTTGGGGTTCTAAAGTAGGTCTATATTTTGACTTTGAAGCAGTGGAAGGACTAGACGATGACGCTGTTGAGGCTACTCTTGATACTAATACTTTTAACGCTATCGTTGACATTATTTCTGGTCGTGATTTGCAAGTATTTACGACGGGTGGTGAATTCTATGTTCCGCAAGAAGGATTAACACCGATCACTCCAAATGATTTCTTTTTATCATCGACATCACGTAATGGTATTAGAGAAGGTGTGCGAGTTAAACAATTAGAATCTGGTGTGTTATTTATACAAAGACAAGGTAAACAGTTATCTGAGATTGCTTACTCTGATACACAATTAACTTATATTACATCTAAAATTTCATTGCTTGCTGGACATTTACTGAAAGGTCCTAAGCACATGGATATTCGTCGTGCAGTGGCTACTGACGAAAATGATCTGTTATTGATTGTCAATGAAGATGATGGCTCTATGGCTGTATTCTCATTACTTCGTGCGCAAGATGTTATTGCCCCATCAGAGTTTACTACACAAGGTAAGTTCTTAGACGTAGGTGTTGACATTACTGATATTTATACAATTGTAGAACGTGATGATGGTGGTACATTAAAATACTATGTTGAAGTCTTTGATAGTAACTATTTAACAGATTGTGCAAAACAAGGTGGTGCTGTTGCTAGTTTGGATATGTCTCATATTGATGGACAAACAGTGAATGTGTTATCAGATGGTTATGTAGAAGAAAATCAAACAGCAGACAGTGCAGTCACATTTATCAATACACCAACAACATCTTGTGAAGTAGGATTGCCGATTGATGTAGAGATTAAAACCATGCCGATTGAAGTGGCTACACAAACAGGTACACGTATTGGATTTAAAAAACGTATTGTAGAAGTTAATGCATTAATCTTAGAAACACAGAACTTAGTAATTAACGGTAATCTTGTTCCTATTCGATCTTTAGGTGCTGGAGCATTAGGTAGTCCAGTTCCAGAGTTTACAGGTACAAAGACATTACATGGTATATTGGGGTATAATAATGATGGCCAGATAACAGTGACGCAAAGCGCACCGTTAAAGCTTACATTATTAGGTTTAGAATATAAAGTATCAGTTTATCCAGGAAGGTAGAATATGGCAGAACCAACAACCATTATGATGGCAGTATCAGCAGCTTCTCAAGCAGCTGGTGCGTTACAGGCTCTTCAGCAAGGTCGCTATCAAGCAGCAATGTACGAACTGCAAGGTGAGATGGCTCTTGCTAAATCAGAACGTGATGCTGTTAATGCAGAGATACAAGCAAATGATGTATTACGCAAACTCAGACAAACTAATGCAGCAGCGATTGCTCGTGGCTTTGCTGGTGGCGTATCTGGATTCTCTGGATCAGCTAAACTTGTTCAAGACATCAATGAGAAGTTTGCTGGACGTGACTTTAAAAACTTACAAATTGCAGCTAAAGAAAAACGATCATTTGGTGAAATACAGAAGATGATGTTTGAAGAAGCAGCAGACGCAGCAGTATCTAGTTCTAGGTTTGATGCCTTTACTAAAATTGCATCCGCAGCTGCAACAACTTATTCATTAATGCCCGGTGGCGCACCAGCACCAACAGAAGCTGTGGCTGGATTTGAAAATGCTGGCGCACAAATTAACGCAATGAATACATACACAGGACCAACATCAATGTTTGAAACCTCTATGTTTAATCCAGTTGGCAATAGCCCATTTCAGGCATTTCCGGGGAGATATTAATAAATGGCTAGACTACCTACATACGAACAAAAAGCACCATTAATGGCTGGTATTGATACCATCCAAACTCCTAATCTGCAAGAACAAATTAGAAGATCAAAATCGATTGAAGGTAGTCTTGACGTTATTAGTAAGTTTGCTGCCGGACAAGCAGAGATAGGCATTAAAAAACAAGCTGCACAATATACAGTTGCTAATCCATTAACTACTAAACAACTAGAAGATGCACAAGCAACTGGTGTCAATCCGATTGAAGCTGCATTAAATGGTGGTATGGTTTGGAATGATGCAGTACAAAAACTATACGCTCAACAAGCTACATCTGAATTAACTAATAGTGCATATAAACATTATGAAGATGTTTATGAAAGAGTTAAGAATGGTCAGCTGACTGATGCAGCAATTATTCAACGAGAATTAGAAACACCATTAAAGTCATGGTCAAATGTTATTGCACAGATAGATCCTGAATCTGCTAATGCATTCTATCAAAAACGTATTACAGATGGTAATAGTTACTATAAAGCATCATTAAAAGAATTACGCAGCAAAGAACAAGAAAGACAAGATGATTTAGCTAAAGACACTATGTTTGGCATGGTTAGGCAAATGGAAGTAGATATGAAGAATCAAGAGCCTAGTGTTATTTTTGCTAAGTTTTTAGCTTCACAACAAGAAGCAGAACAGTTATTTGCAAACAGTCCACGTAAAGAATCGTTTAAAAACGATATTCAAAAAGAATTCTCAGAAGCATTATATAGACACATTGCAGATGAATTACAACTTGAGTTTGCAACCATTGAAGAAGTATATGACCAATTAGAAAAAGGTGAGTTAGGTAAATATTCAGATGTTTGGAAACATCTTAAACCTACTCAAAAGAATACATTACAATCTCGTATTGAATCAAAATACTCACAGATAGCATCAGAATATAAAGCTGAATTAAAAGGCATTACTGACCAAGGTAAGACAATTAGATCAAACCTTGAAGAAGGTGCAAATGTAAATAATTGGAGAGTGGAGCTTACATCATATACTGATAAGATTGCTAAGTTATCTGGTCCAGCAAAAGCAGCGGCTTTAGAAGATTTCCACACTACCATGGCGTTAGTAAGTATATCTCAAGAATTTCAAAGTAAATCATTACCAGAAATACAAGCTTTAATTTCACGATGGGACAATGATCCTGAGAGCTATCCTAAATCATACGTAACGCTTGCAAAAGATCATGCTAAGAAATTAGAAGAAGCAAGGGATAAAGACTTAGCACAATATACACTTACACGATCAGGTACTAATCATGGCGATATTGATTTATTGTTAACTGGAGATTCAAAACAATTACAGATGTCATTTGAAAAACAATTTAACGCAATTAGATCTCAGCCAGATTATATTCCTGGAGAGACTAATTTCTTAACTAAACAACAAGCTCAGCGATTAACACGTATTATTTCATCTGATGAAATTACTAAGGATCAGAAAATTTCAGTTGCATCTCAAATAGTTGATGCGTTTGGTGCAGATGCTTTATCTGTATTCCAACAAGTGTCTCCGAAAGATCCTGTGTTTGCTCATGTTGGCGCGTTAGCGGTTAATGGCACAGATCCAAATACACTGGCTACTATACTGGAAGGTCAGCAATTTATAGTAGAATCTAATTTAGATATGAAGAGCAAACGTAAGAAAACTAAATCTGCATTAGCTTTAATTGATGCCGTCTCGTTACATCCTGGAGAGTCAGATAGAATACTACAGGCAGCTGATGCATATTATGCTAGAATGTATCCTGATGCTGCTGGAAGCACAAATGTTAATGATGCCAAATATAAAGAAGCAATTATGGCAGTAACTGGAGCAGAGGGTAAAATGGGTGGATTATCTCAAGTTAATGATAGATTTGTAATCATTCATAATGATATGGATTTTGAGGAATTTCCTAAGTATTTCTCTACCGCAGATGCAAATGATTTCTTATCATCTGTTGTTGTAGATACAGGGGAAGTGCCTTCTATTACGGCACCAAATAAGCAACAACACATTACAGAAGATTTAGCTAATGCTACACCAAAAAGAATTGGCGATCATTACATTTTATTAGATAAAAACGGACATCCATTTACTAATGAAAGTAATGTGCCAATTAGATTTGATGGACATGTATTACAAGAAATTTACACAGCCAAAGAACAGTTTGGATCATTACAACAAGACATACCATTAGCTGGTAAGAAACGTGTAAGAACTGGATTTAGTTCATACAGATATGAGCGCATGGGTGGTGATGAGTGAAGCTATTAAGTGCGCCTGATGCATCACTGATTAACTATAGAGAACCTGTCCTTGGTGGAGAATATAGTGGTGGTATAGAAAACCTTACTGCATTTACTAAAGGTACGTTTGCATCGTTTGGAGCTGATGCAGAGCGTGATTATATGTCAGACATACTTCAACCTCTTGTTGAGCAGTATGCATCAATGACTAATCAAAATAGTATTGACATGACTCAGATCATGGATAACCCAACTTACTTGCAAGATCCTACAGGTAAGCGTAGCACCGGCATTGAAAGCACAATCAATAAACTATATTCATTAGCTGAAAACAATCCAGAATACAAGACTTATCTTACAGAACAAGGGTTTGATCTTAATAGCACAGATAGTTTTTATAGATCAGCTCAAACTAAAGCAGCAACTAATGCAGAAGAAACAATACAAGAACAATACCGAGTTGGTGAAAAACAAAGCATATTAGGTAAGATAGGCGCTTTTGCTGGATCAATGATTGGCGCGGCTTCGGATGATTTAGATTTAGCAAGTATGTTAATTCCTATAGGATCATCATGGAACTTAACCAGCAAGATTGCTACCAACTCTGCAATCCTTGCGGGTGTAGAATTATATGAATATGATCAAGTCAAGCAATGGCATCAGCGCTTGACAGGTGAAGATTATACCAAACAAGAGATGTTGCAAAACATTGCATTAGGTTCTGCATTTGGTGGCGCTATTATTGGAGCAACTCATCTGCCTATTAAAGAATACTTTAAGTATACTGAAAACAAAATCAAAAGAGCATTAACACCTAAAGAGCGTATTGAAGGTATTGAAGCTCTTAGAGCTGCACATGCAGATAATCAAGGCTATACATATAAACCTGATCCTGAATTAGAAATGGGGTTAGATAGACAAACAGCATTGGATGTAAATGAAACTAATAACTTCTTTCCTAATGATCCAAACAATACTGCTCATCATGGCAATACAATACAATTCTTTAGACATTTGTTAGACAATGATATGAAGGCATTAGACAAAGGGCCTAACGCTGGATTAAATGTACCGGAGGATGTGAAGTTAACAGAAAAACAATATAACATGGCAGAAGAGGTAGATTCTAAAACCATTCAGATAGATGAAGATAGATTTCAGTTTAAACAATTTAAAGAGCCTGTTCCTAAAAATGTTGTATACGATCCGGTCAAAGCTGGACATATTATTGTATTTGAAGATGCTAAAGGAATACGAACTGTAGTAGATGGTCATACAAGATTACGTTTAGCACAAGAGGCCAATCAACCTATTTCTGCAATTATATTAAACGAGTCATCAGGATTTACTCCAGAATTAGTAAGACTATCTAGTATTGTACGTAATGCATTAGACCGCACTATTTCACCAAAAGATATGAAGGTATTTAAAATGTATCCCGGATTAGAGGATATTATTGATGATATGTTACCTACATATAAAGATAGCAGTGAATTGGCTAGATTGTCTGCAAAAGGATTTGTAGCATTTACTCGTGGAATTGTGAGTGAAGATGTTGCTAAGATTGTAGCTAGAAAATTTAAAGATGAAGCAGAGCAGATTGCTATGTTTGATATCATTAACAAGTCTGGCTTAAAGAATGTAGACAATATTGAAAAGTTAGTCATGGAAACAAAAGACTTATCATCATATAATATGTCTGAATTATCTCTTGACTTAGAGGGTCTATACTTTACGCGTGAGCGTAATGCAATTATCAATGATATGGTTAAATACTTAGAAAGAGAAAGTGCTGCTTTAAGTAAACAAGAACCAACAACAATCAATAAATTTAGGAGATCAGAGAATGAAAAACTCATCAAACTCATTAGGTCGTATGGGGACGAAGCGGGAATCCTCTCGAATGAAATCACAAACGCAGCAAAAGCAATTAGACGCGGAGAAGACTTCGATGTCGTCTCAAACAACACAGTCCTCAATCTCAGACAGGGATTATCAGAAGGCGCTTTTGATGGCCAAATATATAGGGGAGACATCGCAGCAAGCAGTTTTATATCGGAAACATCTCGAGTCGCTAAACAAATTGCTAGTGACATAAAGACATTAGATGATTATAGAAATGGTGCAGCATCACAAAGCGTTAAGAATGAAGTTAAATCAATGCGTGAAAGATTAGTCGCTGATGATGCTGATGAAGCAATACTAAATCTTAGAGTGTTGACAGATGAAAGTGGACAACCAAAAACATTGCAAGAAGTCTTAGATGATTACGCTGAAGTTGATCGTCATTTAGAATATATTAACAGGTGTAGAAATTAATGGCAGAACAAATAACACATGGATTAGAATCTTGTTTAGCAGCAGCACAAGGTGTGCTGAGTGAGAAGTTTCGTCAAGAAGCAATAGATATTTATAAACAATTCTATGAATCATCTGAAGCTGCATTAAGAAATCCAGAAGATCGAATTAAGTTTGCACAAGACAAAGCGATTGATTTTATTGAAGGACGTGAAAATCATAAGATGCGTGTGCAACTACAAACAGCATTAAAGAAAATTGAATTGCGTAATAAGCTACATGCGTCAGAAGATCCATTTGAAACACTTAAATCTATTATGACACCCGTTCCTGAAACTACTGTTGGTAAGAATTTATACTTACAAGAGAATGTAGTCTTTAGTCGCATCATTGCGCCATTAAACAATTTAATACTTGAAATGGAACAGACAGCGCTTGGTCGCACTGGAACAGACTTTACTCGCAAAATCATACCTAGTCAAAAACGTAAACAAGATTTAATTGATAATGTATTAGACGAAGTGTTTGAGCCGGGATCAACAAAGAATAAAGAAGCCGCAGAGTTTGCTAAGGCATGGAAAGAAGCAACAGATTATGCATTCATTGTATTTAATCAGCATGGCGGAAACATACAATACAATAACAAATGGCGTATGCCACAATCACACAACATCGGTAAGATTAGGAAAGTGCCTAAAACGCAATGGGTAGAAGATACTGGAAAACTGATGGACAAAGAGGCAATGATTAGTAAGCGTACCGGAAGTCAAATGACAGATGATGAGTTAAACACAGTTTTAGGTGAAGTGTATGATAGCATTACATCAGAAGGTAGAAACAAGTTAGACAAATCTATTTACGCATCTAACTACACTGCTGGTTCTGCTGTATACCTTAGACATCAAGAAGAACGTATCCTTCAGTTTAAAAATGCATCTTCATTTAAACAGTATCAGAAGTTGTATGGAGAGCCTCAAGTATACGACTCTATGATTAACTACATGCGTGGCATGGCTAAAGACATTGCTAAGATGGAAGTGCTTGGCCCTAATGCAGATTCTACAGTAAGCTTTTTACAAAATGAAATACTTGACTTGGCAAGAAATAATGACTACTCAAAGTTAAAGAGTAAATACACAGGACGCAAGAAGTATAAAGATCCAGATAAAACTGCACAACGAACAGCAGAGTTCTTTGGTGATATGTATCGCGTATACAACGGAGTACAAGAAGGTGGCGGAGAGTTGCTTAGAAATTACAGATCATTACTTATGTCTACCTCATTAGGATTTACTTCATTACTTGCTGCACCAACTGATGCTGGCACAGTCGCTCGTATGTTTAAGATGAATAATATTCCTGAGGTCAAAGCAGTAGCTGGGTATATTGAAAACTTACTCAACATTACTAACGGTGCGGCACGTAAAAAAGAAGCAGCTGAATTAGGATTAATCAATGAAGCAGTACTAGGACAAACAGCATCAACATTAAATAGATATTTAGCTGAAGATACAGCAACTCCATTGTTTAGATTTATCGGCGATTCTTCATTACGTCTGACTGGATTAACAGCAGTAACTGAAAGAGGTAGACAATTTGCTGGTCGATCATTAATGGAAAAGTGGGCTAAGCTTGCTGATACACCATGGGATAAGTTAGCTGATGGTGATAGAGTTGCATTAAGTAGATATGAAATTACTGATGATATGTGGAACAAAATACGTCAAGCGAAACAAGGTAGTCGTCAGTTTGGTGATGTTGAATTTAAATACATGAGTCCAAGAGATATTGAAAAGATTAGTGGATTAGAAGCTGGAGAAGCTCAAGAGATAGCAGATGCTTATATGCGTATGATCTTAGGTGAAACTGAACGTGGAGTTCCAACAGTTAGTTTATTAGAACGTACACAATTAATAGGCACTACAAAACCAGGCACCATTCCTGGAGAAATTACAAGATCATTTGGTATGTTTAAATCTTGGCCATTTGCATTTAAACATTTACATTTAGATAGACAACTATCTGAAGCTAAAACTCCATTACAAAAGATGCGAGCAGTCGCTGATGTTGCTATTATGATGACTGTACTAGGTGGTGTTGGTGTTCAACTAATGAACGTTGCTAGAGGTGTTAAGCCACAAAGCATGGATCCAACAACTGAAGAAGGTCGTATATTTTGGGCAACTGCATTTACACGTGGCGGAGGTCTTGGCCCTCTTGTGGATGTAGCTATTGGGTTAGGTGACTATCGTCAAGGTTTATCAGGTTATGTTGCTGGTCCAGTTATTGGAGCAATAGATAGTATTGGTTATGCTTTATTTGGATCAGCTAAAGATTTTGCTGAAGGCGACGAAGATGCTGAAAGCAAATTTAGAACAAGAACATTAAAGACATTAATTAGACACACACCATATCAAAACAACTGGATGATTAATACAGCAATGAAACGTATGGTATGGGAACGTTTATTATTGTGGTCTGATCCTGATTATCAATCACAAATTAACAGAACATTAAGCAGAGATTATAAAGAGGGTAAGGAGTATTGGTGGCAGCCTGGAGAGACAAATCCAAACAGCACTCCATTCGAGTGATATATGGACTATTTCAGGGTTTTATGATAGGATTACACACTAGAGGATAACTTATGGCAATTGATATATCAAGCACAACACGACGTATTGTCTATACTGGCTCTGCTGGTGTAGGCCCATACGCATTTAACTTTGAAGTCTTAACTCAGACTGATGTTGCTGTATACTTTAATGATACAGAACTGACTCTTACTACAGATTACACTATCACTGTTAACGTTGATGGTACAGGTTCAGTGACTATTGTTGTTGGAACTAACGTACCTACAACTCCAGATGCTGATGATCGTATCACTATTGTGGGTGATCGTACCATTGAAAGAACAACAGACTTTACCACAGGTGGTCCTTTATTTGCTACCTCACTCAATGATGAGTTTGATAGCTTAACCATCTTTGCACAACAAGTACTTGAATCTAATGAGCGTGCGATTAAAGCACCCGTGACCGATCCAGATACGATTGATATGACCTTGCCTAAAGATGATGATCGTAAAGGTAAGTATCTATCATTTAACTCTACGACTGGTAACCCTGAAGTTGTTAATGCGGTCACTGATGTGACTACTATTGCTGGTATTGCAAGTGATGTGACTACCGTATCAGGCATTGCATCGAATGTAACGACCGTAGCTAACAATGATGCTAATGTAACTACAGTTGCTGGTAGTATATCAAATGTTAATAATACTGGTGGTAGTATTACTAATGTAAACACAGTGGCTGGTAGTATTAGTAATGTAAACACAGTGGCAACAAATATTGCAGATGTCAATACAGTTGCTGGACTAGATACGGAAGTGTCAGCAGTGGCTGCTAACACGACAGCCTTAAATCAAATCTACGCTAATGAGACAAACATCAACACCGTTGCTGGATCTATTAGTGATGTTGTAACAGTTAGCACTGCGATTCTTGATGTTGAAACAGTTGCTGGTATTTCAGGTAATGTCACCACAGTAGCAACAGATTCATCTAACATTGCAACAGTAGTCACTAACATTGCTAATGTTAATGCAGTTGGATCTAACATTACAAACGTCAACACAGTAGCTAGTGCAAATACAGATATTAATACTGTCGCTACAAACTTAAATGGTGCAGATACAATTGGTACAGTAGCAACAAACATATCAAATGTTAATTCAGTTGGTGGTAACATATCTAATGTCAATACAGTGGCTGGTTTAGCAACAGACATTGCTTCAGTTGTTAGCAATGAAACCAACATTAACACAGTTGCAACTAATGTTACAGATGTAGTAACCTTTGCTGAAACATATCTTGGTGTATATGCATCTCCTCCAACTACAACCACTACAGGGGCTTTGTATTATAACTCTACTGCTGGACAATTATATATTTGGAATGGTTCTGCGTGGGATGAAGCAGCGTTCTCAGCATCAGGTGCTGTAACATCATTCAATACTAGAACAGGTGCAGTGACTTTATCAGCTTCTGATGTCAACACAGCGTTAGGATCTGATGCAGTCCTTGACTCAGACATCGGAGTAACAGTACAAGCATACGATGCAGACATTGCGAAGTATGATGATGATAATGCAAACTTCCAAGGCAATCTGATTGTTGATGGTAACTTAACAATTAATGGTACTACAACTACTATTTCTGCTACTGAGTTAGCAATTGAAGATAACTTAATTTATTTAAATGATGGCTCAACTGTTACTAACCCCGACTTGGGCTGGGTAGGTAACTATAATGATGGCACTTATGCACATGCTGGTATTTTCCGTGATGCAACAGATGGTACATTTAAATTCTTTGATAGCTATACACCTGAGCCTGGATCAGCAATTGATACAGCTCATGCATCATTTGCATTAGCTGATGTTGCAGCAACTTCATTTACTGGGGATTTAACAGGTGATGTGACTGGTAACGCTAGCACAGCAGATGCTTTATCAACAGCAAGAACAATTGGTGGCGTATCATTTGATGGTTCTGCTAACATCGATTTACCTGGTGTAAATACTACAGGCAATCAAAACACTACAGGCACAGCATCAAACATTACTGCATACACTATTGATCAAAACTTAGGTACAACTAATTCACCTACATTTGCTACAGTCAATGCAACTACTGTGGACTTAGGTGACTGGACAGTAACTGAAGCAGGTGGCGTATTGTACTTTGCTAATGCTGGTACAAACCAAATGAAGATAGATGCTAGCGGTAACTTAACAGTGACTGGTGATGTAACAGCTTATGGAACTATCTAATGACAGTCAAAACATCAGGTGATCTCGGATTAGAAAACGATATTGTTGGTGAGTTTGGTGGCACTGCTCCACATGCCATTACAGAATATTATCGTGGTGGTGGATTAGTTGATGACAACTCCACTAATGCTGCTGCTGGTGTTCCAACAAGTGGTGAAATTTCTTTAGGTGATTTCTATGGCAGTGGTAATGTAACCATTCTTAACTTAGCGATTACATCGAATACAAATAACTACGATTTATATACACAAGTATCATCTAATCCAGCTTATGCAGCAGGAGCATCCATTGTAAACCTGACTGTTAATCCAGGCGTGACTGTAGGATCTACATCTACAGGCACATACGCTTTATCTATACCATCAGCATTTAGCCCAACTGATCAGATTAATGTTACCAATCAAGGAACTATTGTAGGGCGTGCAGGTAATGGTGGTGGTGGAGGAAATCATCCTCTCGGCAATGGCGTTGCTGGTCAAGCAGGAGGTCATGCTTTATATATTAATAGACCTGTGAATATCACTAACAATGGTACTATTGCAGGAGCAGGTGGTGGTGGTGGTGGATCTGGTACTTCTATGCTTACTATTGCTGAAGGTCAAAAAGGGCAAACCTTTGCAACATATGGTGGTTCTGGTGGTGGAGGTGGAGCAGGTGTGCAAGCAGGATCTGGTGGTGCAGCAGGCACAGGAGCAGCCCCTGAGTATAATGGGAACGCAGGATCTTCTGGTAATGACACACAGGGTGGTGCAGGAGGAGCAACAAAATATAACAGCTATATACCACGTAGAGGATGGACAGGTGCAGGTGGTACTGGCGGAGCAAGAGGTGCTAATGGAGTAGCAGGAGTACCTCCTGGAGCTAATAGCCCAAGTTATGTACAAAATCCAAGACCTCCTGGAGCAGGGGGTGCTACAGGTAGATACATTACAGGGCAATCTTTCGCAACATGGCAAACAACTGGCACACAATTAGGTGGATCAAGTTAATTAATGAGGACATTATGAAGACAATTAAATTTAAAGTAAAGGCGTATGACGAAGACTCTCATTCAATTGTAGTGTCTTTTTCATCTGATGAAACAACGACTAATAATCCAGAAGACTATGAAGCTTATGCGATGCAACCAATAGAACAATATCCTGATATTACTGATGTTGAACTATTAAAGAAAAGAATTGCAGAGCAAGGCATAGGATTAGCAGAGCAGGCCAAGCTAGCAGAACAAGCTCATGCTAATACTGAAATGCAAGCCAAGCTTAAATCTTTAGTCGGACAAACATTTGAATATAATGTTGTTGATTTAATAAACACTAACACAGAGGTAACATTTGCTAGCGAAGTAATTGTACCTCCAATGGCAGAGTAAGGGGATCATAATGAGAGTAATGAATCTTGTACAGTGCAGAGATTTTGCAATATGCTTTGGAGCAGCAACAGCAAATGATTCTATCGTGCATCCAAACACATTACAAGGCAATACGCAGATGCAGTTTTATCTTGCACATGGATATGTCAATGTATCTAATGGAGTAGTTAACCATGACTTACCATTGAAAAAATGGTTTGATCTGAGTGAGTTTAAGAATGACAAAAAGATTACTTACTCTACTAATGAACAAGGATGCACATGGGTATTGATTCTACCTAAAAACAATGTTGATGAATATACAGTTGCTGATGTGACTGATGGTCAAGTGAATGCTGCTGCAAACTCATTCTTACTAGTCACTGATGGTGACAAAGTAAAAGTGAATGGGGTAAAGCTAAGACAGTTTAACTATGTACCGTTAGATAAGAATGTTATGGTAGAATTAAATGGCGGCATTGTTCATAAGTTTACTGTTAAATGATAATTAAAAACCTTGTACCAAAAGAATTTTGTCAGTTTTTTACACATGTATTATTACGCAATGTAGATTTGCAGGAGCAAAAAGAAGACGATCAAGTGCCAAATTCATTGACACTTATGCATCATGACATTGTGTTTGAAACATTACAAGAAAGATTGTGGTCTAGGATCGAAAGTGTTGTTGGTAAAAAGTTAATTCCAACTTACGCATACGCTAGGTTATATCAAAACGGCAATGAGTTAGAGAAGCATACTGACAGACCTGCATGTGAAGTTAGTGTAACTATACAGCTAGGCAGATCGCATCATTACTCATACCCAATTTATTTAGAGGGTACACGTATTGATCTTGCCGAAGGTGATGGAGTTTTGTATAACGGCATGGACCAAGAACACTGGAGAAATAAATGTGATGGGCCAGATGGATATTACTCTGGTCAAGTGTTTTTACATTATGTGTATGCTGATGGTAAGCATACTGATGAGATAGGTGATAATACTAATAGAGAAGTTTACTCTTACTTGAAAGACAGAACTTATCTTATGGAGATTAAGTAACTTGTATGATGTTGTTAAATCCGAGAAACCCTAACGGAAAAGAGAATGTAGTTTATTGGGATAACTTTCTTACTGAAGAAGATATACATTTTTTAAGACATCATCCATCGTGGATAAATTATCATGCAGCAGAAGTTGGGAACTCTGGTAATGATATGCATACAAGAAGAACAAATGTTGGATGGGTAGATTTCTCAGAACAAAATCAACACATTTGGCAGAAGATTGCTCAAGTAGTATCGGAGGTTAATAGTAAATTTTTTCACATTAATCTCACTGGTTTTTATGAAGACATGCAGTTGTCAGAATATAGTGGAGCATACCAAGGACATTACAACTGGCACACAGATGCTTGTCCCTCAGACAACACAGTACCACGCAAGCTGTCTATGGTATTAATGCTATCTGAGCCAAAAGAATATGAGGGTGGTGAGTTGCAGTTTAAAGTTTCTGATACTGATGAAACTTTAGAGATGAGGTTAGGCAGAGCATGGTTCTTCCCATCGTACTTGTTGCATAGAGTTACCCCAGTAACTAAGGGTGTTAGAAAAACAGCAGTGTTGTGGGTAGGTGGAGAACCTTGGCGATGAAATTAAGTTTTGTGGAAAAGCCTAATTTAGATCTCGTAATCCTTGATGATTTCTACACACCTGAAGAGTTGCAACATGTTAAGAATGAAGTGGTTAGTATTCATAAATACAGGAAACCACCTGGTAAAACTGGGGATGCAATGAATGGTAATAACTCTCAAAAAACTGGAACGGGTGTGTTTTTATATGAGTTGTATTATGATGCTAGTGAATCATTAATTGTACAATACAATAAAAAGATATTTACAGATAAATATTTAGACGAACTAATTGCACGTAGCGTGCATTATAAACATATTAAGAAGTCTACTGTTGATACGATATTAGTAAATTACTATAATAATAATGAGGTATACAATCAACATACAGATCTCTCAGTGTTTACAGTAATTGTGTTATTAGGTATTGGTGAGTTTAGTGGTGGTGATATGTACTTTCAAGACATAGATCATCAAGTAGACTTTAAAGAAAACAGAGCTATTATCTTTCCTGGGTGTGCATCACATGCAACAACACCAATACAGGGAGATGGAACAAGGGTAAGCATTGCTCAATTTATAAACTATGCAGAAAATTAACAGGAACACAAAATGACACCAGACGAGAAGCTAGCGGCCCACGAGAAGCTTTGTGCAGAACGATATGCAACATTGCACTATCGTCTTGATCGCATTGAAGCGATGCTTAGCAAACTCATCTGGGGAATCATCATTGCATTTGGTTCCATCATCCTAGTCTTTGTGTCATCTGTTGCTAAAGCTGAAACCCGAACAATCATTGAGCAACGCGGAATGCCAGTCCCCACCGCGATAGCCCCATCGATCTCTGCATACTCTCAAGACTTATGTGTAGTGCCAGTCACCGGTGCCATCTCAGGTGGTATCATTTCTGTTGCTGGTGGTACAGCGATTGAAGATGATGCATGTCAGCGACGTAAGTATGCAAAAGTCTTAAATGATTTAGGCCTTAAAGTTGCCGCTGTCTCTGTGATGTGTGAAGACATTAAAGTCTGGAACGCAATGGAATTATCTGGAAGCCCTTGCCCTATTGGTGGGTCAACTGGGGTAGCAGCAAGATCAGCATGGTATGATCTACACCCTAAACGATTTGAGGATCTATATGGCAAGAACTTTGTTCTGGTTATTCCTCTTAATATGGAGTGATGCAAATGCTTGGTACTGTACGTATACACCTGACTCGAATGGCTACATGGATGAAGAGTCATTGGCTTGTTACGACATTGAAGAAGAAGTTGCAATCCGTGATTACTGGTGTGTCAACTATCAGCCAGAAGATCCAATCTGTAATGCATACTCTACATGCGTTGACCAAACAGAGCAAAGAACAACTACTTGCACAGAGCCAAACACTAGTGGTTTCGTTAATGAATCTCGTTTCTATACTTGCAATTCTCAGTCTTGGAGTGATTGGATTGTTAGCTCATCTCATTGTACACCTGACCCAGCAACTTGCATCGAAGCTGTGGAAGAGAGGACAGTAGAATGCGAACCTGGGTATCATGGATTATCAGTAGAGCAAAGACATACAACATGCTCGACACCCTACTCGATCCCGACAGTATTACCTTGGACTACAATCTCCAGTTCGTGTACCCTAAAAGCCAGCGATCCAACAAGCATCGAAAGCCCGTTGAATCCAGCTTCGCCTTTAAATACGACAGTGCCACTCTCCACACCTGTCCAAACTCCAGCCACAGAACCTGTAACTGCGAGCCAGGATCCTGTACAGCAAGAGATGGAGATGCCGACAGTGGAGACAGAGACAGAAGAGAAAGTAGAGCAAGAGACACAAGCACCAAAGACAAAAGAGAACGAGGAAGTTGTGCCTGGGTTTGGGATTGCTATTAAGTTAATAGAACAAACCAACAATGAAACATACGCACAACCCATTGAAGATTACTTAGGACAATTAGAAGATGACTACGCCCAAGACCAAAACATTCTCTTTAACTTTATCCAATCAGATGATATTGGGGATAGTTTTAGGGGTATTGCCCGTCATCGGTGGGATCAGTTACATGGGGATAACCCTTTACAACGATATGGTTTCGGTGATTGAGTCATACGACGAAGCGAAGATCAAAGAGATTGAATTGAAGTTAGGTAGTCAACAGAATAGAATCATAGAGATCATGGAGCGTGCGATTATCACACAAGAGAAAGCCAGTGATGCATTGGCATTGTCACGTGAAGTTGCTGCTGAATCACGAGGTAATCAAAGAGAAGTTGAGGCGGTACTATCAAGTGTACGCTCAGAGATTACTGCTAACTTGGATGGGCTACGTGCGGAAATGAAAGCGTTACGTAAGGCATCCAC